AATCTTCCGCAACTCAATACCCAGTTCATACTATAGGTCAAGTATTGGTTGGGGAGATTGAGTGGTTGTATGAAGGAAGCACCGCATCTGCAGATGTTACTATTACAGGTTCCGTAACTTCAATCAACGTTACTAGCGGAGGAAGCGGATATACCTCAGAACCTATTGTATCAATTGTCGGTGGTGGAGCGATAAGCGGACAACAAGCGTTTGCTACCGCACAAATTACGGACGGTTCCGTAACTGGTATTAATATTGTTAGTGGAGGAAGCGGATATACAAGTGTTCCTACCGTATCAATAACTGGTGGTGGTGGATCTGGTGCGTCTGGATCCGCAATATGTAGAGGTCCTATTGATAGTATCAACATAACTAACGCAGGAACGCAGTATACTTACGAACCAACTATCAACTTAATTAGTGGTAGTGGTGCTGTTGCGTATCCATCAATCATTAATGGAAAGATAGAGAGTATAATTGTTACATTTGGCGGTAGTGCATACTTCGGTCCTCCTGATGTTATTATTACAGGAGACGGAGTTGGTGCAACTGCGTTTGCTACGGTTGACTTATCTACAAACATTGTTACCTCTATTACAGTATCAAGTAAAGGTGTCGGATATACTGCGGGTGCTACAAGAGTTGACATTGTATATCCTGGCTCAGGTGCACAGTTCCAGACTAAACTTACAGAACTATCCGTAAACGAAGCAGCAACTGGAAACGAACTAGGCAGTAATACATTTGTATCACCCAAAACAACAGATCCATACGGAGGAGCATGTGTTCAAGGTGAGAACTATTTAATCTATGGTGGGGAGTATGGATATCTCTACAATCCAAAACAGATTAGATTCTTACTCAAGGATAGTATTGGTCTTGATGTCAACGGTATATTGCAAGAGTTGCCTCCTACTACACACTCTCCTATTATTGGTTGGGCGTATGATGGACATCCTATCTACGGACCTTACGGATATGAAGATCCAGAAAATAAATCACCATTCAACTCATACAAACGTATTCGTAGTAGTTACAGAGTAATCACAGCAAGAGCGTCCATTCTAAGCGGTCTCACAGACCCTCTAGGAACTTATATTGAAGATTATGAGTATGTGGAAGGTTTGGGTGATTTAGACCGTTACAATGGCAGATTCTGCGTTACTCCAGAATATCCAAATGGTGTATACGCTTACTTTACAACAATTACAGGTACAGATGGTTTTCCCGCATTTCCATATTTTATAGGACCTGAGTTTTATGGTGAAGCAGATGCTGTAAACTGGAATGGTAATGGACTACAGAAAAACTTTACAGAAGACGCAATACGTTATAGAGCTCCATTTGTAGGTGTTGATAATATTGTTGCAAAAAGGAAGCAACTGGACAATAAGGTTGACTTCTTCCTTGCATTGGAAGATAGCACAACTCTCATTGTCATGGAAACAGGAGAGACACTTACATATATTGAAGACGGTATTGGATATTATAGTTACTATCCGTTTGTAAGAGGTGGAACTGCGGATTCTCTAGTTGTTTCCGCAACTAACAAATATTCTTCAGCGGGTGTTGATCAGTATCTTGTAGAAGGTGGCGGTAAAGAGTATAAGGTAAACGATAGATTAGAGTTTGATAATACTGGAACTGGAGGAGAGGGTGTAAGTGCTACTGTTGCACAGGTAGAAGGTGTAGCGGTATCTAGTCTTTCTAATGTTTATGCATCTGCTGCAGTAGCGGGTAATGATTTATATTACGGACTTGTTACATGTGACACATCACATTTTTTACAGGCGGGTGATAGCGTTGTAATTTCCGTAACTGATAACTCATACACTAGAACATTAAAGACTAAAGTTATCAATGGTAATTACCACTTTAATTATTTTGATCTCAATAGCATGAAGATTACTGATGCTTGGGCATCAGGAACAGCATACAGCACTGGTGATTTAGTATATGTTGCTAATAGAGTGTATGAAGCACAACATCCCGCAGGAACATCTGGTGCGAATTCACTTACACACACATCAGGTACAGCATCCGATGGTAATATATCATGGAAGTATCTTAGAATACGCACAGATGGTAATTTCTTCCAAAATGGATGGACTGAAAACTCAGCAGGAACTGGTTACTCAAATGGTACATATGAGAATGTTCCACTCAAAAATATTTCTAGTGATGGAATAGGAGCAAAGGCAACTGTTATCGTAGCTAGTAATTCTGTAGCATCTGTCACTATCACAAGTTTTGGATATGGTTATGACATTGGAGATACTTTAGAAATAGAAGATGTTAACCTTGGAAATAATGGTGGTTCTGGATTCCAAATCACATTAACTAAGGTACAGAGAGAAGTTCAGTGCAAAACAAGTTTAGCACACCAACTCAGTGTAGGAGATCTTGTTAATATCTCAGGAGTTGATCCTGTAGGATATAATAAAGCAAATTACGTTGTTGTTAGAGTAGATACTCTTAATAGATTTACTGTTAAGAGAGACTTTGCTACAATCGCTGCAGCAAATGTTACAACAGGTAATAGTGGAGGTGCTGCAGAGGTTAATATCAATGAACCAAATATAGACCTTATAAATGGACATTCATATATCTTTGATACATCACATGCAAGCAATGCTAATAAAGTTTTATCATTCACATTAGATCCAAGTAATACAGATGTATTAACTTACAAGAATGTTGTTGATGAAGTTAGAGATGCCATAACAAATGAGCAAGACTCAATAACTCTTAAGATGGTAGATTTGCCTGGCATATTCTACTATCATGATATAAAACACGATATTGTATCACCACGAACATATACGGTTACTGTTCAAGCAAAAACAGCATCACATCCATATAGCGGTTATGGATATGGTAATGGGTATTACATTTCTGGAGATAAGTATGGATCTGTAACTGAGTCTCCTATACTTACAATGTCTCGTGGATTGACTTACACATTTGATCAAACCGCTGCATCTAATAGCAGTCATGCAATTTACTTCTCAGAAAATGAAGATGCATACGGTGGAACACTCAGATATGAGACTGGTGTTGTTTATAAAATTAATGATGTTGCGGTATCTTGGTCAGATTACAATTCTCAGTTTGGTTTAAGTAGCACATTGAGTCGTAGCGTAGAGATAACTCCTTCAGCAAACTCTCCAGACACATTATACTATGTTTGCCAAAACCATCTTGCAATGGGTAATGCAATTAGTGTAAAGAGTGATATATCAAATAGTAGATTTTTCAATGTCATCAATGATCCGATATTAGGAACTCATACTGTAACATCCAAAACAGATACTGCCTTTACTTACCAAGTAGCAGTTGCTCCTGAGTCTGGTTATGTTGCAGGGATATCATACTCTACAAATTCAATATACCCAGCTGGCGGTATTGCAACAATAACGATTGGTGACCAAGGTAGAAACTATCAGTCATTACCCAAATTAAGTGGATCTAGTCGTTCTGGTTCTGGTGCAACTGCAGTTGCGACAATATCTGGTGGATTGTCAAATGTTTCTGTAACAAATATTGGATCTGGATATAATCAAGGTATACCTCCTACTTGTGTAGTAACATTACCAGATTTTGTTGACATAACACTAGAGAACGTATTGGGTAATTTCTTACCAGATGAAATTGTTATTAGTAAAGAGAAAATAGACAATAGCACTGCTAGAGGAAAAGTTCTTTCTTGGAATCCTATTACGTCGATATTAAGAATACAACCATTACAGAATACAAGAACAGGTGCAGGACAGAAAGGTTATATCATGTTTAACTCAGGCACATCATTTACAATCAATCCATCTCAGATTGATGCAGTAGGATATGCTGATCAGTTTTCTTTTGCATCACATAATGCAAAGACTGGAGATCCAGTCTTATATGTCTCAGCTGAGACAGATCCAGTTAGCAATCTAACTGTAGGACAAACTTACTACATCATAGACATAGGTGATGCTAATCGTGTCAAGTTAGCAGAAACACCACAACTTGCAGAAGCAGGTACAGCAATTACTGTAACCAATTCTGGAACTGGTGCACAAGAGTTTCTTCTTAGGTCTAGAATTTACACAGGTGGTAGCACAGTCGCAGTTATCAGTTCTTTATCAGGAACACAGGCAGCAGTAACCCCTGTAATATCTGGTCTTGGTAAAGTAACAGAGGTGAATGTTAATACTGCAGGAACAAACTACAGAAGTGCACCATCAGTGATATTTGATGATCCTTACTTCGGTATAATCGCAACTGTCTCAATACAGTCTCAATCTGCGACACAATACACTGCTAATCAATCTTTCACAGGTATTACTCAAAAATCAATAGCAGGGACAAGTGCAACTGGTGCTGAATTTACAATAAACACTGATAGTAATGGAACTATCACAACTGTAACAGTTACTAATGGTGGAACTGCATACAACATTGGAGATGATATTACAATATCAGGAGCAGATCTAGGTGGAACTGATGGAACCCATGATGTAGTTCTGGATTTAACATCTATGACATTCCCAGATGTTGTCTCAACTGCGACTCTATTAGACGCATCTATTGATAGTGTTACTGTAACAAACGGTGGATCTGGTTATCTATCTGCACCAACTATTACTGCACAAGGTGGTAATGGTATCAATGCTGAGTTAAATGCTATAATTGTAAACCAAGGTGTAAGTAACATACAAGTAGGTGCAGCAGGACAACAATTCCAAAGTGCACCAATTATCAACATAGAACAAAAAGTAGGATCTGGTGCATCTGTATTGCTTAAATCATCAGACTTAGGACAAATACTTAAAATTAGTGGTGACAATATTACATACAACTACAGTCATGATAGGACACTAAAACCACAATTAAACACAACCTATAATTTACAATTAATTAGAACACAAATCATAGATTACTTTGACGTAATCAATGGTGGTGCTAATTTTGTATCACAACCAGAAATACTTCTTGAAGGTGGTCAAGGTTCTTTATTTGAACTAGAACCACTAATTCTTAATGAAGTTATACAGTCAGTAATTGTTAATAATCCTGGCAGAGGATTTACATCTGCACCAACAGTAAAAGCAAGAGTAGCTCATAGTTTTGTTGCTCTTAACTCTAACAGCACGCTTAACTTCCCATATAATGCAAAGATACCGACTGGAACTAAAGTAAATCTAGTTCAAGTAACTGGAATATTACCTCCTCCGTTTGTTGAAGGTACAACTTACTACGCTGTTGCTGCTACTACTGCAAATGGATTGGCGAATAATCAGATTAAATTAGCAGCAAGTCTTGCTGATGCGAATACAGAAACTACTATAGCAATGACAGGACCTCCACTAGGAGATCCTCTAACTGGACAAAGTGTATTCCAATTACAAACTACAGATTTAGGTGATAGTATAATTGCATATATGAAACCCGCTACATTCTCTATTGGTGAGAGAATCTATCAAGGTGCTTCCACAACATCTTACACTGCATATGGTGTTATTAAAAATTGGGATGCTAGTGGTAGGGTAGTAAGTGTAGAACTTATAGAGGGAGACTTTGTAATTGGTGAACCTGTATTTGGTGAAGAGTCTGCTGCATTTGGTCAAATACATGCATTTGATAGAGCAGATGCTAATTTTGTAGTATCACCTATCAGTACATCCGCAGCTACTTGGGAAAAGACAACTGGATTCTTAGATCTTAATGAACAGCGTGTATATGATAGTGATAGATTCCAAGAGTTCTCATATGATATATCTTCATCAGTTAATATTACCGATTGGAAGAATCCTCTTAAATTTGCTGCACACCCTGCAGGATTTAAGGTAGTTGGTACACAAGTATTAACTCAATCAGTCAAAAAGGATTATAGACCAAGATCTGTTCCTAACCAGAGTCCTAGCACTGATTACGATTGGTGGATACAACAAACAAATAGTGTAGGCACTACATTTAATGGAACTACATTCATAACTCCAAAACCATCCTCTAAGAGAACTGCTAAGTTAGCAACTATTAATAACTTTGCATTGTCAAAACCAGATTATACTGCATTGGTTCCAACAGAAGTTTCTATCTACGGAAAACAATTATTAGACGTTCAGAAGATCTTATCTTGCATCTCATATAAGATTGATGATATTAGTGATAGAACAGTAACCTTTGATGGATCTAGTGCCTCAATAGTAAATGGTGTAAATGATAGAATTACTGTTACAAATCATGGTTTTGTGGCAAATCAATTGGTAACTTACACTTCTGGTGGAGATAGATTCTTAGATGCTAGAGATTTAATTGTTAATAATATTGATTACATTGTAGAAGAAAGTATTGGTTTCTTAAATGCAACTTATCCTAGTTTAAATCTAGATCCAACTCTTTTAGGAAAATGTGCTAGAGATACGAGACTTGTAGTTGCTGCATGGACTAATGATCTCAAGTATGGTGGTAATTACTTTAGTAGGGATGCTGCTGAACAGTATACTAATGGCACAAATGTGCAGCATGTTCAAGGAGAGGAGTCTGAGACTGTTGCGACATTTAATAAAGCAAGAGACCTATGTTTACTAGCGGTCACTAACAGCCTTCCAGTCGGCACATATACAAATATAGTTCCTCAAACAGATTTAAGCATCACAAATGATGCAGGAGGGTGTGCAGACGTTAAGAGTGCTATTAATGTATTAGCAGGAATAGTCACAAATGCTATTAGTAACCCAACAGATGCATTACCAACACAAAATATTGGAAACTATCCAAATAATAGATACAACACTCCTATTGGTGGATTAACACATAATGCTAAGTATTACATTAGATACGTAGACGCTAATACAATTGAACTATCGGCAACTGCGGGTGGCAGTGCAATCGACCTAACTTCACAGGGAGCAGGAGTAGGACATTCTTTGAGATGTTTTGTGGATGGCACTAATGATTCATTTAGATTACAAATTGATGGCGTAGATCTTGATACTAAACTTGGCAAAACTGCTCAGAAAACACAATTACTATTATCAGTAAATGGTCTTATTGCGAATCCTGCAACATATACATTATCAAATAGTATTGTAACATTTGTTACACCTCCATTATCTGAAACTAGAGTCATTGCAATGTATTTTGATCGTTCATCTTACAGTGGTTCATTTGTATTAGATCAAATAGGAGACGAGATCAAGACATTTGGCACAGGTTTATCTGGAACAGGAACACATACATTTGTAAGTGGAGTTACCAATGCAATACAAATTACAGGTGGTGGTCAAAGAACTGCAGCATCTGGAACAACATACGATCCTCTAACTGGTTTGTTGATTATTGAGATTGGTTCTCATAGTTTTACTACAAGTAATACAATTACAATTGCAGATGGTGGTATTACATTTACTTGTGATGCAGACAACCATGCTTCTGAGCATTCATATCCAAGAACAGGAGATCCTGCATCTGGCAAAATTCTTGCTATTCAAGCAGTTGGAGCAACAACAATTACTGTAGACGTTGGTATATCAAATGACGAACCAGACGAATTAACATCTGGCACAGGGTATAGTGATGGGGTATACTCAGCAGTCTCACTTAAGAATCGACTTGGGACTGGAGTTGGTGCTACTGCTGACATTACAGTGACAGGCGGTAAGGTCACAAATGTTAAAAAAGTATCTGGTGGTAATGGGTATAATAATACAGATGTATTAGGAATAACTGATGTTCACAATAGAGGCAACTCTCCTTTAGATGGTGATTTTAATATCGGTGGTGAGCAATTAGTCAAGCAATTTATTCCATCTACTGCAACATATGCTCCTGCATCTGGTGAGATGGTATTGACCATAGGAGCAGGACATGGTTTATCTGCACCTACTACACATACACCAACAGGTGCGACATACGATCCTAATACAGGTTTGATGGTAGTAACTATTGCTAATCATGGACGTGTCAATGGTGATCAAGTTAAGTTTGATGATGGTGCGATTAGATTTAGTTGTACTTATGGTAGTGGTGGTAATGGTGATTATCCACGTTCTACTGACTATGCATCAGACAGATGGTTACAAGTATTTGACTGCACTACAAACACATTTACAGTCCAAGTTCTTGATAGTATTCCCTCTACTGATTTGAGTCCACATACATTTGTATCAGCAGTAACAAATAGTGTTAAGTTTGCGATATCTACAGTCAGGATTGCAAATGAGTCATTGCAGTTTAGTTGTCCATACAACGGTGGTGGAACTGCAAGTTACCCACGTGCTACTGACCCAATTGGTACACAGGGTAAGTTAAAAGATGTACCTGTAGAGGCAGTTGCTACAACTACTATTACAGTCAACGCACTGAATGGAACAGCACCTACAAATACTGATACACATACATGGGTTGGTTTATCGACATATCAATTCCAACCATCAAACGCTGTTTACACACCTAGCACAGGTAAATTGGTCTTTACTTTATCATCTAACCCATTTGTTAAGGGCGATAGAGTAAGAATTGCCACAAATTCTCTAACATTTACTTGTGGTTTGGATAACAACCAGACACAACACACATATCCTAGGGTTGGAGATCCTGCAGAAGGCACATGGCATACTGTTGATGCTGTAAGTGGAAATAATATTACAATTAATGTTGGTACGTCATCTGATACATCTACTCATACTTTCATAAGTGCAACTGCAACAGCACTTGAGAGAGCAGTAGTATCATATGGAATTCACAAATATAATAAGTTCTCAGATGCAGGAAGACTACTTAGAGCAAATCAAAACTTTATTGCTACAACTGCATATGGTAGAATGATGGCAAATAATCCTGGTTTCTCTAGCAGTTATCAGGTCAAGTGTATCCGTGATACCAACCTATTGATAGATGCAGTAGCAGATAATGTAGAGTTTGGTGGTAATGACGCTGTATATGATGCTGCTAATTTCTATGTCGGCACAGCACACTTGGGTGGAGAAGAAGATGAGTCTGTAGAGGTGTTTAACGCTGCCAGAGATATATGTCGTCAAGTTATGCGTAACCTTACAGTTACAACAAACTCATATACTGTAGGAACTCAGG